ACTGCTCCTTGCCAATTTAATAGAAAGGCTTGCTGTGCAGGAGTAAATTTAGACTTTGCATCGGCTTTAATTTCAACTAACACAGTTGCACCTTTGCGGCTTACAACAAGATCGGGAAAGCCACGACCAACAGAGCTAGTATCAAACACAGAACATCCCATCTTTCGTAGCGTTTTAACGACAAGTGAATGATTTGAGTCAACCTTTTTTGCATAAGTCATTGATAATTTATAATACTTAGTTAAGATATGCTTACTTTACATTAAAAAAGGCGCAAATGGCTGGCTATTGGCTAACAGATGAAGAATTCATTGAGCAATGGGCAAAAATAGGTTCACCACTTACTTTTGCTAAAGTTCACGCAATGTCAGAGCGAGCTGTTTATAACCGCAGACGTTCTATTGAAACTAGATTAAATATCAAACTAGACAGCTTTAATGATCGCAGAGTCGATGATTATAAAAAGACTGAGCAAACTGTAGGCAATACTCGTAGAGGAATGGATATTGAAAAAGGGCGAGTTATTGTATTTTCTGATGCTCACTTTTGGCCTGATCAAACAACAACAGCATTTAAAGCTCTTTTAGAAACAATTAAAGAGTTTAAGCCTACAGCCATAGTCTGTAATGGGGATGCGCTAGATGGAGCTTCTATTAGCCGTCACCCACGTCAGGATTGGTCAAAACTGCCTAGCGTACAAGAAGAATTAGAAGCGGTGCAATATTATTTAGGCGAGATTGAATCAGTCGCTAAAGGCGCTAAATTGTATTGGCCATTAGGCAATCACGATGCAAGATGGGAAATGCGAATTATTGAGAATTTGCCAGCTTTTGAAGGTGTCGTAGGAACTACGCTAAAAGAGCATTTTCCTGCTTGGCTGCCTTGCTGGTCATTCTGGGTTAATGAAGATACTTGTATTAAGCATCGCTGGAAGGGTGGATTTAGCGCAGGCAGAGCGAATTCACTTAACGCAGGGGTAAACATGATTACAGGCCATACGCATCACCTGAGCGTTATGCCTGTGTCTGACTATAACGGAACACGCTGGGGCGTTCAAACAGGCACTTTAGCTGATCTGCATGGGCAACAATTTGCCTATACTGAGGATACGCCTAAAGATTGGAATAGTGGCTTTGTATTGCTTTCTTTTGAGCGCAGCAAACTATTACAACCTGAAATGATCAGAGCATGGGGAGAAGATGAAGTAGAGTTTCGTGGCAAGATTCATGCAGTATGAAGGCATGATGGCATGAAACTAACACCAGCTATTGTTCGTAATTTGTATTCAGCAATCTATTGCATGAAGCCGTTTGATCGCTGGAATATGCCGCTACCAGAACAGGTGCATTTTGTAATTGATAAAGATCCATCGGTAATGGGAAGTTATCTCTATGATGATGGCGAAAAGCACGAACATACCATCACCATTTCATCTGCTAGATGTGGCCACCTAGATACTGTTATTCGGGTGCTTTGTCACGAGTGCATACACATGAGCCGACACAAGACTCACAAGTGGACTCACCACGATAAGGAGTTTCGTAGTAGAGCGCACCGTATTTCGTCTGAACTGGGCTTTGATCCTTTGGAGCTTTAAAAATAGCATCCCAGTTATCACGATATTCGTCTGTTACTTTCTTTTGTGTTTCGTTAGTCCAGCTCATATATTCTTTATAAAATAGCAATCCAAATGGCAATTATAGGCAACAAAATGACTAAAATGCCAAATATAAGAAACAAATCATTCACTCATTTCCCTTTCCAAGCTTTTGATCAACTCGCTCCAAGAGCCACGCATAGGTAGTGTTCCATTTATTTTCAAAACCTTTTGTGCCCAATCCGTGAACGCCACTATTTCCACGATGGTGTTCTGGGCATAACGGCAACACAGGGGATGCAGACCTGACAGATCCATATCTCCGCACATGATGGAGCTCTGCTGGCGAACCGCCTTCAATCCCAAGGATTTCGGAACAGAGAATACATCCGAGTCTTGCAATCTTGTCAAGTGACTTCTTTTCATTTTTAGTGGACACTATTCTTACTCGCCCAATCTTCTAGCTCTTGTGCTGTTTCTGTGATCTGACACGCAATCAAATACGCTTCAGTCTTACGAGCTTTCAAAATAGAATTTAAGAATAACTTTGTAAGTCTATTAAGGCGTAATACGGTGTCTGCGTAATCGTTCATTGTGTCATTCTTTCTATTTGTCTGTTAGAAGCTTCTTGTGTGCGCCAAGCTTCAAAACGCATCTTGGCTGCTTCGAGTTGCCATTTTAACTTTTCTGCTTGCTCTGTTGCTAATCCTATAGCCTTACATAGCTCTTGGTATTCAGGGCTGCGATATGCTTCCATTTCTTTAGCGGCAATGGATGCCCCATCCGCTTGCGCCATCTTAATTGCTTTAAGACTATGCTTAAACGCTTCAAGTTGCGCCAATTCGCCCTTGGCTTTCGCATACGCAGGAGCTGTTTCATAGATAAAGTGAACCGCATCATTTGGATCATATTCTTTCATATTGATTAATCCTTTCCCCTATCCAACGCATTACTGGCACGGCCATAGAATTTCCTAATGATTTATATCTTGCACCACTAGGACAGTTTTCACGAATGTTAGTGTAATTGTCAGGAAATCCCTGTAAACGCTCACATTCAATTTCTGTAAGCCTACGAACTGCCATTTTATTAAATACAGCATGACGGCTTGAAGTGTCTAATGTATTCATTGGATCGCCTGGATTGCCAATGCCTAAACCATTCCCCTTTCCGTCATTATTTCTATTATCGCCACCACCTTTAAATTGTGTTGCTTGTGCATGGATTGGTATTGGTTGCAATACAGCTTGAAATCTGTTTTTGTCAGGCATACGCTGGTCATCGCCTTTAGCAGTTAAACATTCCGCTAATTGACCACCATTCCAGTAAGTAGGAATAATATGGCCAGATGCAGCAGTTTGGTGACTTAGCTTTCCACCACCACATTCTCTATCAAGCGTTCCTGCAAGGCTTGGTATAAGGCTGTCGGAAGTTTCTTGCCCCTTCTTTCTGCCCTTCGCAGTATCCCTTCGCAAGCAATCTGACTCAAATAATACTTTTGCTGTAGGCTGCCAATCTCCAAGATGTCCGACAACAAACACTCGTCTGCGTCTTTGGGGGACTCCAAAGTATTGAGCATCCAACACTCTGTAGCTGAACCCATACCCGAGTTCGACCAACGCCCCGAGGAATGAACCAAAATCCCTTCCACCGTTTGAACTGAGGACACCTGGCACGTTTTCCCAAACGAACCACTTGGGTCTAAAGTGGTCAAGTATTCCACAATAGGTGAGTGCAAGATTGCCCCTTGGGTCATCAAGTCCTTTTCTAAGACCTGCAACGCTAAATGATTGGCAGGGAGTTCCCCCGACCAAAAGTCCAATTGAGTCATCTAATTTCCATTCTTTATATTTAGTCATATCACCAAAATTGGTGACTTGTGGATAGTGGTGTGAAAGCACTTGGCTAGGAAATTTCTCAATTTCACTAAAACCTACAGGCTTCCAACCCATGTGATGCCACGCAACCGTGGCAGCTTCAATGCCAGAACATACGCTTAAATAGTTCATTTAAGTGACATCCAAAGACCAACTTGAGCAAACGCATAACCCACCCAAATCATTGCGTTAGGTATAGCACCCTTTTTAAGTTGCGATAAACCTACAACTAAATATCCAAACCCTGTTGCTCCGACAATGTATTTTTCCAGCATCCGTATTCCCCCTTGTTACCTAATTTCCATTGTTTAAAAAAATCGTCTAATACCACTTTACTAAAGTTTTTATCTGCTATGTAACTTCTGAACCAATTTAATCCCTTGGTGTGGCGCAAATGACACATATATCGAACAGCGCACCTATGTTTATGCGTAACCTGATTTGACTCGCTCTCTGTATTGGCCTTCTGTTTCCCCTGGTCTTGGCAATATTCCAAGTTCTTTTCCTTTATCCATTACACCTTGAAATGTGGCATCCCATTTTTGCATAGGTCTGTCTTGTGTTGTTTGAGGCTTTAAAACCCATTCAGCTTTAAACCCTATCCAACTACGCTCACAACAGGTTTGCAGGGCATCTGAAAGGCTTATTTTAGCTTTCTCTGCCTCTCGTATCAAACCTTTCAATGCCGTTTCTGTAAGCGGTTTTTTAGCAGCTTTACGAACTTTTAAATAATCTTCCCACAAACCCATATTGACACCTTCAGGTGGCGTAATGTTTTTAATTGGTTTATGGTTAATGGTTATTGGTTGTTGGTTATTGGTTGGTTGAACGGTCGTTGAACGGGCGTTGATCGCTCGTTTAGCAGCCGATGCTTTTCCTGCTTTAGAAGCCGTTTCTATTTGAGCGTGGTAATGAGCTATCTCATGATCGCATCTAGAATGATGCCAACCGTCATCAGATTCGGTAAAAAACATATTTAATATGCCAGTAACAACCGTTTCATTTTCTCTTGCATTAGCCTTCATAGACAGCACAAAAAGGTCTTTTGGTAATGGTTGTTCTGTGTCGTAGTAAAGCCACAAAAGCTTCATGTAAATGCCAACTTCTTCGTTGGTAAGGTAAGAGGTGTCTTTAATAAAGTCACCAATATGATGCTGGTAATAATGCATATATCCTCTGTCAAAGGTAGTCAACTGGGTGGACTTGGCAGGTCGGTGACTAAGCGACTTTTCGGGTAATTTGCCCTAGCCTGTCCATAGATTTTACTTCTGATTTTTGTATTGTTCAATAACTTTTAAAAGTATTGATTCAAAGCCTTCTTGCACTAAAAATGATAAAGCATCTTTGTCTAAATGCAGCAAACAATCCGCTGAACCATCTTCGTTTTCTCTTGTAATTTCAAATTCAAAATTCATTTAGTAGATCCCCCAAATACTTGATGATCCATATAGTTTAATCGCTCTCTAAGTTGAGCCAATTCTTTATTTAAAAATTCAGTTTTGTATTGTAGCTGCTTAATTTCTTCATCTGCTTTCTCAAGCATTTTGATTAGCATTTGTTCTCTATTCATTACCATTCGCTTTCTTGCAACTCAGGCCAAATGATGTGCCAGGATTGAGGAAATATGTCTTTTCTTGTAATTAAACCATTAGATTCACGTTCTAACGTAGCGGCTAGAAATACAAATTGTGAATAAGGAATGTTGTTTTTTCGCCACATTGATACTGCATTAGGGGTAACAGATAGCAATTTAGCTACTTTTGTTGTTCCCCCAAGCAAATCAATAATCGCTGAATCTGATAATTTGAGCTTCATTCAGTTATCTTACATCGTATGTTGTTATTTTGCAAATAGTTCTTGACAACCCTATCAGGATGCTTACAATCAATCTTATAGCAATTTCGCTATGTATTTTCGGGGGAACGAAATGGGTGAATTACACCAACTGATGTTAGAGCATGAAGAACAACTTGAAGAAGCATTAGATGCAATGGAGTGTGGCTGGCCTACACAAGACCAGATCGACATTATTCGTCATGCTTGTGGCAAACCACGCAATAAACAAGTCAATCCTATTTTGCGTGACATTGTGAATGATTTTGCAACCATTTTTAGGAGCGCAAAATGAACCAATCAGAATCAATCGCTAAATTAGCTACAGCTTTGTCAATTGTTCAGGGGAAATTGAGCCATGCAAAAAAAGATTCAGCAAATCCGTTCTTCAAGTCTAAATATGCTGACTTGGAGTCTGTGTGGGATGCTTGCCGTGATCTTTTGGCTACAAACGGCCTCGCAGTTATGCAATTCCCTGGCGAGTATATTGACGGCACTATGTCAATGACAACAATTCTGACTCACAGTTCAGGTGAGTGGATTGGTCAACAAATGTCTTTACCTGTATCTAAGCCTGATGCACAAGGCTCGGGTTCTGCGCTGACCTATATGCGTAGATATGCATTAGCAGCAGTAGTAGGAGTAGTTCAAGCTGACGATGATGCTAACGCTGCATCAAACCCAGTTCAAAGCAAGTCTAGTAGTTCAATGAAATCAATCGCCAAAGATATTTTATAAAGGAAAGAAAATGGCATATACACCAAAAGAAGGATCAGGAAGCTTATTTAAAAATGACCGCAAAACGACTGATAACCATCCTGATTATACGGGCACAATTATGGTTAATGGTAAAGAGCATTGGCTTTCGGGTTGGGTTAAAGAAGGCAAAAAGGGCAAGTTTTTTAGCGTTTCAATTGGTAAAGAAAAATTGCCATTAGGTTTTAAACCAGCAGGGTCAGACGAGATAACGAATCTCGATGACGTGCCGTTCTAAATTAAAGAAAGGTTTAATATGCAGAACCAAATTAAAGACATTATTAATACTAAATACACAGAAAAGACTTTTAAAGAAGTCGGGTATGACGAGGAGCTGCCATTAATAAGCTTCTCACCAGAAGATTTAGCAAGTGTCATTACTGCGGTTCTGCACGTTGCCGCTGATATGTGTTCTAGCGAGCTAGATCGTTTGCGTATTCTTAACTATGCTAAAGGTATTTGATGAGCTGCAAATCTTGTAAGTTTTTTGTATTTAATCAAAACGATATGATGGGAGCTTGCAAACTCAATCCTGTTGTAGTTAATAAAATGCCTTCAGATTGGTGCGGTCAAGAAATACCAGCACAATACGAGGTTGAGATTGTGCCTGCTGCGCCTATAGAATTTGTTTACAATGAAACACAAGCTGTATATGACATCAACACGGATGAAGTAAAACCAAAACGGGGAAGAAAAAATGCAAGAGAACAAAAGTGAAAGTGGACATTGGTACACTAAAGAAGGAGAGCCTTTTTATCGAATTGAAAAATCTGATGGAAAAGGGATGCGAAACACAACTTTGCGAGATGCAAAAAAGCTGGGCCTTTTACCGAGCGTTACTACCATTCTCGGTGTGGCGGCAAAACCAGGATTGCAAAACTGGCTTCAGCAGCAGGCTATCCTTGCAGCCTTAACATTACCACGCAAAGAAGGTGAATCTGAGTCTGATTACCTTGATCGTGTAGTCAATGATTCAAAAGCACAAGGCAGAGAAGCAGCAGATAGAGGAACAATGATTCATGGAGTGCTTGAATCGTTCTTTGATGGCATCTTGCTTGAATCAGTACCTGACTATTGCCGTAATGCTGAAAACGCTTTAAAAGCTTCTTTTGGCAATCGCTTATGGATTCCTGAAAAATCAGGCAGTCACGAGCTGGGCTTTGCTGGTAAGGTCGATTTACACGCTAAAGGCGATAAAGTTAAAGGCATACCTGGCGTAGTTGTCGATTTTAAGACTAAAGAATCCCCCTTGGAAAAGGTCGTTCCATACGATGATCATATCATGCAGATCGCAGCCTATCGAGAGCTGCTAGGCATGGCAGATGCTAGATGCGCCATTATGTTTGTTAACGGCACAACAAATGAAGTAAAACTTTGTGAAATTGAAGAACAAGAATTGCAAAAAGGGTTAAAATGCTTTTTCCACTTGCTTAGGTATTATCAAATCAAGTCAGGACTGTAATTTATGGGGTTGGTTACTGGTTCCCCCGCCAAATTTCCTTCCGTGAGGATGCCAACCCCACCCTTTTTATGGGCGAAAGCGAGTGTTTTCATGCTTCACATACATGATTGCAAGTAGCCCACCTTATTGCCTAGTAGCTCAGTCGGTAGAGCGCAAAACTGTTAATTTTGATGTCCGTGGTTCGATCCCATGCTAGGCAGCCAATTATTTTTCATTTTCTTGACCTAGATCAACTTTTTTATGTGAAAACTATGAAAAACTGTAGTTACTCCACGGGGGAGTAAATTTAAAAGGAGCTACAAATGCAATATCAAACTAAAGAAGGTTATTTAATTTCAGAAGAAAACTTTAATAAAGTTAAGGAAATGTGCCCTCAACTTTCATTTGAAGAAATTTTAAGAATGATTGATTTGTTTAAATCAGGAATAATTGAAGATTAATTAATAGCCCCCACGGGGGCAACTTTTACGACAGGTCATTGACACTATTCAGCTCTATTACTCGCAGACGAACGACTAAAAAGACTTTGACCTGTCACTTTTATTTAAAGGGATTTATGAAACAAAAATTAATTGATTGTATTGGCGTAATACTGCTAGGTATGTTGTTTGGTTTAATGTTTGCTTACGGATTTTAATAAAGGAAAAATCATGGTAATGGATACTGAATACTCAATTCCTGAAACAAAGAATTACAAGTGTTATAAGCTGGGCAATATTATGTATATCCCCCATTACGAAATACCAGGTTTGTTTGTAGGGCCAAGCAAACGTATTGAAACGGGTCGAATCAAAGCAATCTATGAAAGACGTTCTTTTTATAAAGAAGAATTGGTCAGAATGGGCGCATCAGAAACTTATGAGCAGCTTTGGTCAACAAATGCTAGAGATCAAAAATGAACAATGAACCAGTAGCGTGGATGAACGCACACACAGGACATTTATGTACTGGCGGATTTTTAATGACAAAAATGCAAGATTACATTCCACTTTACACCCATCCAGCAAAGACACTAACAGATGAGGAAATACTGGGTGCTATTGCTAGAGGATGGTGTAGTAAAAAAAACTCAAGCAAAACTATGGATTCTGATTTAGTTATGGCGATTGCCGATGAAATTAAAGCAATATTAAGAAAGGCACAAGAGAAATGACTGAAATGACAGAACTTGAAAAGCCACACCTTGTTAGCAAAAGTCAATGGGTAAATCATCCTGATTATTTTATGCCTGTTTTATTTACTCAGTATGGATGGTCAGACGGCAAAACAACAGTATGGAATAAAGAATTTGAAATAAGAAAGGCACAAGAGAAATGAGTTTATGGGATGAAGCTGGCGAGCTTGAAAAAATCGCTAATCAAATAAGTTGTTTAGGCAATGTTTTAGAGCTAGTTGCTGAGAAGATTTCAGAAAATGTAGAAAGTGGCACTTTATGGCTTTGCAAAGACGTATGTGACAACATTAGCCAGAAACTAGACGAACGCATTGTAAATCTGCTTAATATGAGCAAGAAAGAGAAAAAATGAGTTTGCGATCTATTGGAATGGTAGGAAAGACCTATAAAACGGCTTCAGAAGCGTTTAGGGATGCGGATTACGCTACAGCTATACAACGCCCTATCCAAGGTGATTTTGACGGCTTTGGAGCGTTTTTAGGGGCTTTATTGTTTGTAGCTATATTTGCCTATGGTTTTTGGCGTTATGTCAGCTTACAAACCCTTTAGTCAGTATTTACACGATGTTTTTGATGGCCCAGCTCGCAAAGTAGTCAGCGACTGGGTCAAAATGAAATGGGGTCTTGATGTTAAAGATAACCCTAATAAGTATGGAGTTGATCTAATCTGCTTTCGATCAGATTCTCCAGTTGGGCTGCTTGAGGTAGAAGTTCGTCAAGCAGGCTTTGATCGACATCAAACCATCCACGTAGGGCAACGCAAAGACAAGCTATTTCAGGAAGGTCTGCCGACTCTATTTTTTGCCGTAACTCAGGACTTATTTCGTGCTTACTGGGTGAAAGCAGACTTGATAGCAAATTGCCCATTGATTGAAGTCCATAACAAATATGTTACTAAAGGGGAAATGTTTTACGATTGCCCCATCCAAATGTTCAAAATTGCTGATTTAACGCAGCTATTTTAATACTTTCTCATATTCGGTAGTGGCGCTTCTTTTTGGCTAGACTCAGCGTGGTGAGCTTTTTCCATAGGCAAAGCAATATGTTTATCAAGCTTACGCTCTAAACGCTCTACTTCTTTTTCAACACGATGTGGCGATTCTTTAACATAATGACCTTTTGGGGATTTATGTTCTTTGCCTTCAATTTTAAAATTAGTTGCCATTTGCTTCTCCAATCATTTTTAATGCGTTTTGTTTAACATCTTCAACTCGTTTAAGCCAGCCTTTACCAAATACAGGAAAAGTCTTTAAGCCTTCATAAAAGCTTATTTTACGCTGACTAAACGCTTCTACAATATCTTCGGCTTTCTTTTGATCTAAAAGCTGCATAGTGCGTGGGCCAATAGTTCCGTCTGGTACGCATTGCATAGACTCTTGTAATAACTTTACAGCCCTACCTGGCCCCATATTCACAGCAGCATCAAACAAGCAATAATCAACGCCTGTTTTTAATTGAGGGGCATAGCAAGCCATCCAATACTTAGCTTTATACAAAGGCGCTACTTGTTCAAGAGTCAAATTATGCATAGTCTTATCATCAACAGGATGACCTAGCCATTCTTCTAAGACTCTTTGAGTTACGCCTAAGTTTGTAACACCGCCTGGATCTGCTGCATTATCAACGTAGCCACCCTCTGACTTGAGAACTAACTCAAGGCTTTTATCAAAATTACTATTCATCTTCTAATTCTTGACCTATTTTTATGCCTGTTATTAGGCCAATAAACCCACCTACAATAGCTTGAAAAGCTGGGCCTACAATTTCAAACACAATCTTGTCATCTGTATTAGGATCAATAACAGCATAGACAAACATGAACAGCATAGCGAATATGACCGCCATTAGCGAATAAGTCGCTACTTTAGTAATATGCGCTTTGTGACTCATTTGATGCCTACTTGTTCATTAATCCACTTTTGAAGCTCTATTAGTTGAAGCGTTGTTGCGGCACAGTCGGAAGCAAGTTGATTGTAGGCGGTTGCTGCATTAGCGATGCTGGCGGTATTGGATAAGCTGGACACGCTGCTGGAATTGGGCTGGCGCACCCCGTTAGAATAATACTGCCTAATAAGAGCAAGCTTCGCATCGTATTCATCGGATATTCCTTTTGTGACTAATTCGTGTTGTTTTTGGATTGATTCAACTTTTGCTTCTTGTTCTTTGGCGGCAATTTCAACCTGCTTTTTGTATTCAATATATCGTGAATAGCCCATCCACCACCCGCTACCAAAAATAATGCAACATAAGCCGCCAAGAAGTGAAATTTTGACATAATCTATCATTGTGGTTCTGATCCTGACATTTGTTTAGCTGCTACTGAAGCAGCGCCTGATCCTGACACAATGCCTAAAGCGCCAGCAAGTTCTGTAAGACTGATCTCATGCCCTGCGTATATCAAATAGATAGCAGCAGAAGCGACTACAACAAAACCTAAAGCCCAAGCCCAACGAGCAATATCGTGGGTTTGATTGTCTTTGCCTGTAAGAATGTGAGTAAAGATTTCGTTCATTTTTGAGTGAAATAATGAGCAATAAAGCCAATTAAAGAGCTAATGCCTGACACTACCATCATGCCTACCCAAAAGCCACCACGACCTTTATTGGCCATAGCAAGCAATTCTTTAATATCATGGCGCATTTCAGCTACTTCTCGTTCCATAGCTTCTACCTTAGACCACATTACCCCTATTTTTACTGGATCAATCTCGCTCATGATTACGTCTTTTGTATAAATGCCAATGAATAATAAAGCGGTGTATTTGTGCCTCCTGAAGTCATTACTCCAGAATTTACAAAGCCACCTGTGCTTCCTACGCCATAAGTATTACCAGAACCTACTATAAATGAATCACGCAAATCAGGTGTACCGTTTGAACCATTACAGATTACATAACCACTAGGAATAGAGCCAATAGAGCCTGACCACATAATGATTGCGCCAGCAGGTACAGTAGTGCCAGTAGCAGTAGCATTAGGAATAGGGTAAATATTGTCGTAAGTTGCAATAACAGAGTTTGTTGAATCTGCTAAAACAAATTTGTAAGAATAGCCTGATGTAAGCCAAATCTCGTATGGTGGTCTGCCATCTGTACCAAGAACAATAGGGTTCGTATTAGCAGTATTGCCTGTAGAGTCTGTATAAGTGGTTAAAGGTGTGCTAGAGCCAGCTTGATAGCTATATAAATAGCCACCAGCTAAAGGTAAACCTGTAGTAGTAAAGAATTGAAATCCATTGCCAATGGGGGATAGTAAGACTGACATTATTGTTTTCCTATATCAGAAAGTTTAGTTTTTTTGATTCCTGCGCCTGGTTTCAATGATTCTTGAGTTAATTTTGTAGCCGCACGTCTTTGAGCAGCTTCTCTGACCATTGATCCTACAGGCACTATGCCACCACCAAGGACTACGTTTGCAGTTTTTTCTGCCCCTGATTTAGCTAATGCAGCAGCTTGATTTACAAAAGTATTTGATTCGTTGACATAGCTGCCTTTTGGTCTAGCTTGTGTCAATCTTGCTGTGTTACCAAGGGCTTTTAGTTGTGCGTTAACTTCTGGGCCAACAATAGACAAAATCTTAGGATCAACGCTTTGCAAAGCCTTGTTAAATCCTGCTTGGCTAAAGTTTCCTGATTCATTGACTATGCCTGATTTTGATTTAAGCCAATTAATCAAGCCTGCAGCCATTACTTCTCTTGCAGTAGAGTCTTCACCTAAATGTTTAACCATTGTGTCAATGTCAGCTTTTTTGCCATTGACTACAAACTTTTGAATAAAGTCATCTGCTGGTATTGCATCATTTACAGCAGCTTTATAAGCTTTATCTTGTTCAAGAACTTGATAGCGTTGACGGGCAGCGTTTCTAGCTTCATCAGCCAAAGGCTTTAAATCTTTTGCTGCGCCAGTTAAAGGCAAATCTTCTAAAGAACTTCTGACAATACTTGCCGCTGCTTCTGCGTTACCATCGCCAGCTCTTGCTGCTTTACGCATTTCAGAAGCTAGATTAGTTCTCATAGCTTCAAATTGCTCAAAAGTCATAGGCTCACCCTCTTGAAAGCGTTTTAATTGCTTTTCAATCGCTGGTGGAACAAAGTCGCTTTTAAGTTCTTTTTTGAGCTGTTTAAATGCGTTATTGGCAAATGCAGCACCATCCACAGGAAATTCACCGCCTGCAGCTTCTTTTAAAGCTTCATATTTTGCATTTATGTCTTGCTTGCGAGCTTCATCAATAGCTTTGTAAGAATCAATTAATGTTTGACCGTTTTCTACATGGTTTGTGCCATATACATTAGGTGAAGCATTTTCTTTGATAGCGTTGATGTTGTCTAATAATTGTTGATTTTGCTCGTTATAACGATACGCCAACTCAGGGTTTTTAGCTCTGCTATTAATTTCGTCAGACAAAATTTTAACGTCTTGAGTTGCTTGACCTTTAGTTAAGCGAATAGGAACAGGCAAAGAATCAGCTTCTAAATGACGATCTAATACTTCTGAATTTAATTCACTAGGCTTGATATTGGAAAGTTCAGATTTTAGCTCTGGGCTTGCAACAGACATAGCTTGTTCTAATTTAGTTTTATTAGCTACTTCTGCTGCGCCTACGTTTGCGCCACCCTTTGCTGCAAATTGACTTTGTAATGTAGCTTCTGTCAAAGGCTTTACAGGCTCAGTCAAAATATCTTTTGCTAATGTTCCTAATTTAGCTACTGGCTTGCCTGCTGCAAAACTGATTGTATTAATCATGTTTTCTACGTCAGCTTTAGGTATGCCAGTTTTTTCAGAAATAACATCAGCACTTTGACCAATGTATTGACCAATCTTATTCATAGCTTGACGTGAAGCTTCTTGTTTATAAGCTTGATCTTCTGTTATTCCTAATGCTTTGCCAATAGGTTGTTCTAATGGTGCTGAAACTTTTTGAGCCAAAGCTTGTGCTTGTTCAGGTGTTTGACCTAATGCTCTGCCGCCAGCGTATGTAACGCCACCTACAGCAGCAGGCACAGCGCCTAATGCTACGTCAGCAAGAGATGCAATTCCTTTGCCTAGCTGTTTGCCTGTTTGCACAAACTCTTGAGCTGCTTCTACATTACGCTTAATTAATGGGTTTTTGATGCCCGATATAGCAGGCTTTTCAGCAGTAGGCTCTACATCACCAACAGAGTGCCATAAGTCAGCAAAGTTGTTACTTTTAGCAACTTGTGGCATTACTTCTACATGAACAGGGTCTTTTGCGCCATAAGGTCTATGCAAACCAAATTGATTTAAAAATGAATCAGGCACAGAAGGCATAATGTCTGTAGCCTCGCCAACTTCATGTCTGCTTGTGCCAGGTCTTGCTACAAGATTAGGATTTGAGCCACGATTAGCATATAAGTTAGCCTGTTCTTGTGTGCTTCTAAAACCACTTGTAATAGGCAATTCTTTGCCTGTTTGCTCTTTCCAAGCATCATTTGCTGCTTTGATGCGATTAGCAAAGTCAGACTTTAATCCACCAGTTTTATCTACTGGTGTTTCTTCCCAAATATCAGCAAAAGATGCCATTATAGTAATCCAAGTTGACGTGCCATTCTAATTTTATCACCCATACGCTTTTGTTCTTCAGGTGACATAGATGCTTTAAGCTTTTTAACTTCTTCAGGTGATGACTCTTGGAATATACGGAAATCATTAATCTTGTTAAATTCTGCAAGTCTTTGAGCATAAGCATTAGGATCATTTGCGGCTGGTTGTAAAAACTTAACTTTAGCTTGATTAAGTCTTTCCATGCCAATCATTTGATCAGCAATCTGTTTAATTGCTTGCTCGTTCATCTTCTTATTAGGATTAGCAGCTTCAGCCATTTGACGAGCCATGTCTGTATTACCACCAGCCAATGACAACATAGCAGAAGATTTAGCCAATTCGTCTGTTGACATTTTTTCTGTTTGATAAACATCAAGACCAACAGCTTGTGCAATGCCTGCAGCCAATTCTTTTCTTGCACCGCCTACGCCTGTAAATGACTCAGGGGCAAGCTTTTTAATGTTTTGGAACAACGCAATTCTAGGCTCAGAATTACTTGCAGTTTCTTGTGATTTAGCAAAATCTGTTGCATAGTTAGTTGCAGCAGTATTTACCATGCCAGCTTGAGCTGTTGAAGGATTAATACTAGTCTTTTGCGTAAATTGATTTTGTAATTGTGATCCAGCATTAGGTGCGCCTTGTGTGCCTGCAATACCTGGCTCGCCCAAAGTATTAGCAGCACGATTTGTAGAGATAATGTTGCCTGTAGCATTAGTTGTAAAGCCTGGTAATGCAGCAGCATATTTCTCAGAATTAGTTGCTAGGCTATTTCTAACTCTTTGCAATAAAGATTTATAACCTTGAACATCACCCATATTAAGGTGTTCTTCAGCTTGTTGATATAAAGTATCAATAGCTGGAGAATGACCAAAAGTTGAAGTCCATTGTTTAGTAGCTGAAAGCTCTTTCTTTAAGCCTTTAATATCATTTGCTTTGTAAGCTTCAGAGTTTTCTAATCCTGTGATTGCGCCACCAGCCATTTGCACTTGATTTTGCAGCAAGTCTAATTGTGATTTAGCTGATTGTGCTTTAGCTTGTTCAATCTCTGCAGGCATAGTAGCTGCTTGCTTTTGATAAGCTTGAACGCCACGAGCCATGTTTACAATATCGCCTAAGTTTGAGCCATATTGTTGAGGCTTTACAGTTAAATCAGTATCAAAGTTATAGTTTGCCATTATGGTGTTCCTGCTGCTGATTGATTTTGACCTAATAAACTAGCCAATAATAAATTGTTTGCTACGCCTGTTGCGCCACCAGACAATGCGCTTGCTACGCCTGTTTGTCCTGCTGCTTGAGCTGCTGCGCCACCTACACCAAGCTGACCTTGAGTTGTTGCAGCGTTTTGAGCCAAGTTGCCAGTTTGTGTTTGCGATGTTTGACCAATGCCTGCAATGCCTGCAAGAGTGTTATAGATGTTTTGACGTTGCGACTGATAGTTATTAAATGCGTTCTGATAGCCTGTTGTTGCAAGACCTTGTGTGTAGTTTTGCAGACCTTGTAGCGCATTACCGCCTACTCGACCACCTAGCGCATTTGCAGCGTTTAGATTGGCTTGCTGACCTTGTTGTAATTGGAAAGCATAGCCAGGCGATAATTGAGCATTTAAGTCACTAGCGTTAAATTGATTAGTTAAATAACCTGATCCTGTGCCTGCACCAGTAGGATTGCCATTAGCATCATATTGAACATATTGACCCGGCATCATTGAATTAATTGTATTTAATGCGCCATAGCCAGCAGTTCTGTATGGTTGCTGTTGTTGATTTTGAATATTAAACATATTCGCAGTCAATTGTGATGCGTTGTTTGCAGCATTAGCTTGAATTTGAGCTGCTTTATTTGAAGCATTTGCGCCTAATAAACTGCTTAATGCGCTTGTGCCTGCTGATACACCTAAAGCTGTGCCAAGACCACCACCGCCAAGACTGCTTAATAGTCCTGTACCGCCTGCTGCGGCTGCTGGAGCTGCAAGACCTGACGATGTGCCTACTAATGCGCTACCTGATAATGGAGTTAATCCAGCAGAAGCATCAATAGCGCCTGCTGTTGGAGTTGCTAAAGAGCCTACTGTGCCACCGCTAGTTAAGCCTGTTGCGCCTGCGCCACCTGTTAAACCTGTGCCACCAGCTACGCCTGTATCAGCAGTAATTGGCAATCCTGCTGCATCTACTGCAGCACCGCCTGTTGCTGCGCTGCCCGCTGCTGCGCCTTGTGCGCCAATAGAATCAATAGTAGCTTGAGGAACACCTGCATCAGCCAAAGCTGTAGGAGTCAATGAGCCTGAGTCTGCCAAAGATAAAAGGCTAGGATCAGTAATTCCTGCTGCTAAAAGAGCTGCGCCACCGACTGTAGCCCAACCACCAGGAATTGTATTGCCAACAGCTTTATCTAAAGAAGCTGCTGCACCTAAGATACCGCCACCGCTACCATCTGTGCCTAAAACACTAGAGATTGGATCAGTAATTGCGCTGACAATGCCACCGCCACCGCCAAATGGGGTGCGTTTGCCATCATACCAACCTTGGTGTTTATTGAAGTATCTTAAAATGCTCATATAGTGTTCTCCACAAGAATGTATCGCTCTTTGAATCCTACTCTGCGCCATAATCTAGCGACTGATTCTCGAACACCACCTTGTATTTTAGTTGCTCCAAATTGCTTCAAAATCTCTTTTAACTGCTTGTAAGTGTCTTTAGTAAAGATGTTTTTGCCGCCTATTGTTGTTACAAAGCCTATTCTGTCATTAGGCATATTCATAAACGAAACAGTTAACGCACCTTTAATAAAATCACCTTCATAAATACCTATTAGTAACCATTGATTACTAACTACTGCTAACCGCACTTGATCTAACGTATAATCACCATCTGCGAATAAAAGCGCATCCTCAATAAATAACGAAACTTCTGCCCATTTTTGGGCTATTTCGTCTGGAATTATGCGTTTTAAGATCATTTCTACACATTATAATAGGGAACTTTGTATTTTTGACCATTTACGGTAATGTTTATAAAACCCACAGGATGAGCAGGCAAAGTAGCTGATCCTGTAGTCGCTGTAGTCGCAGAAGTAAAGTTCAATAAATTCAAGAAAAACTGTTGCCAAGCCCTAGTAGGGCGTTTAGTCGTAGCATCTAAAAACTCAGACTGAGGGTATGGGTTATTTTGCGATGTTGACCATAATCCATTTGCCATTAGTTTTCCCCTACGCTTGCTTTTAAGTTTGCAGACACGATTACAGCCTTTACAGGATCAGTAATTACAACTTCGTAAATTCTGTCACGAGCTGTGCCTAGTCTGCGCCAAATTGCACGATTTTTGTATTTACCTTGCTGGCCGATTGGAATCCAATATTCATGACTCCATGTTGAGCCACCATCGCTTGACCAGCGTAGCATTGCTTTAGGATTGGTGTAAGGTGTCGTATTAGTAACGCTTAAATTGTTGCCAATTACAAAGATGCCTAAAGGGGGTATAGAAACAGTTTGACTAGGCGCAATCGTATAAGGATCACCTAAATAAGTGTTTGTGTCTGTAAATGTGCCGCCAATACCTACGCCTGGCTGAAACTGGATCTGTAATTCATCAAAATACTGACGTTGTAAATCTTCAACTAAATGGGGGCATCTACGAACTCTGCGAATAGTATTGCCATCGTCTGTGTAGTTAGTAGGATCTAGCTCGTAAATCTTGCCATTTTCCCAATCGCCTACGAGAACCATTCCTTGAAATAAAGCCAAGCAATTGCCACGATGACGATGAAATACGTTGTTGCTATCTACATAAAGCCATTTGTGCCACATTTGAGTAGTGTTGTCGTATGCCCAAGTTAAGTCCAAAGTAGGGAACGAAACGACATAAACTTCATGGCCTTCTAGCTGATATGTCCAAGCAATAGCATCGCCTACATATTGATTGACAAGCGTGTTTTCTACAGCGTGGGTAGATATACGAGTAGGCGTGTAGCCATTCATCATCATAATCTGAGCTTGACCACGAATATTTCGGCTGACATAAGCAAAAGAATTGCCTACACGAGCTACAGAAAACTTAGCTACGATACCGTGTTGGGTAGATGTGCCAGGAATACGCTGAAACGGGAATGGGAAAGCACCTACGTCTGTCCATACTTCGCTTGAGTTTTCGCCTAATAAATAGACTTCTCTATGATCTACAATTAAAGATACAAGATTGTCAGGTGAGCCATCTTTAGAAGCAAAGCTTAAAGGCTGAGTAATAGGGCTTAAAGCATCAGAAGCAGCAAAGATTTGTGTGCCAGGATCATTATAAACAAAGTAGTTATCTACAGTATCTACTACATCTGCTCCACTAAATGCACCATCTGTATTAGGTATAACAGTAAAGTTAAGCGCATACATCTGCTCAGAGCTAATCGTATATGACTTATTAATATAATAGCTTGAGCCTGCTGTCACAATCTGAGTGATCATTGTCTGATCAGAAATCATTGAGCCTACGATTGTTTGACCTAAATATAGCGTTACTGATGGGCTAACAGTCAAATTATGATAAGTTACACCACTTACTACTACGTCTGCGACTGCGCCTTGAAAAGCAATCGTATTAGAAGCATACATTTGCGTAGAGGCTACAGTTTGACTCTTATTTAATGTCCAAGTAGTGCCTGAACCTGACAAAATCACAGTTTCATTAGATAAGCCAATACCATATAAAGCTTGACCAATTGCTAATGTGCCTGAAAAAGTACGGCTGACTGTCAGCGTTGTGCCTGAGATTGAAGCTTGAATAGTCGCAGCAGTAGGATTATTAATACGCCATGTATAGCGATATGCACCGTCAACGATATATACGTTAACTCCGTTATCTGTAATTCCTACTCGACCTGTGCTGGTGTTTAATTGACCAACGATGGTAGGTGTCAGATTGGAAGTTAAAACATAAACGTATGGGCCGCAAACTGCAACCATTTGCTGACCACCGCTTACTGTTCTCATGCCACGCACTTCTTGCGTATTAGGCAAAACAACTTGTGTAGTCAAACCAGGCGTAGGATAAAGCGCAACGATGCCACGTTGACCTGGCAGTTTTAATGGGTCAATTTCAGCTCTAAAGTTAATACACTCTTGAGCATCCTGATAAATTGAGGGCGCTTCGTATGACGGGCCAACAAAGCCAAAGTCTGCCATTTTTAACCTTATCTAAAGAAGCCACCTGATAGAATCCAGCCAGCATCTTTTTGGCGAGAAGCCAACATAGCATCAGCGAATCTAGCAGATTGAACAGGCTTCATATTAATGCGTTTAACAGTAGCTTTAGCTTGCGCTGCATACTGTTGAATCATTGCTATTTGTGTTTGTGATGCTTTGCCATACATAGGCATTAAACGCTCTGCTAGACACCATCTGAGAGCCATTGTGTAGCCTTGGGGCAGAATAATAGGATCGTTTAAAGTGGTATAACTTTGAAACAGATTGTCTGTAAAGATGTGCATTTCGCCTTGAGAAGGATTAGGCCATACATAGATGTTGCCTAATGATTCTGAAGGTTGATAGTAAAGAGCTTTTGGCCAAGGGCCGTTCAAAGTCTTTAAGCCAATCATTTCGTATTCTTCTACCGCTAAAACAGCGATAGGATAGTCTAAGCCACCGTTGACGATAGGTACGCCATTAGAATTTGTATTGATACGAACAAACGCTGAATCAATGCTTAATGGGCGTTGATAATAAAGATTAATCGTTGTAGAAGCTACGTTTTGATTAATGTTAACTTGATATGTGCCAGCTTCGTTGACGTTATTACCTGCGCCTGTAAGCATTGCAACAATCTTAGTTCCTGTTGTAATGCCTGTACCACTAAGGGTTTGCCCTACGTTGATTGCGCCAGAGCTAATGCCTGTAACAGTCAGAATATTACCTGAAATTGAGCCTGTAATGATTGCGCCAATTTGACCGCCAGGGCCAATAGTATATTGAGTCTGACCAGGAACGATAGGAAACACAATCTCGTTCTTGTAATAGACCATCATTTCTTCGTTGCTCCATTGATCAACGAGATCATTGAGCATATCAAAAGCATCTTGAGCAGCATCAGGTGTAGGGGTTTCACCTGCTTCTAATGCGCCAATATCTTTTAATGCTCTTGAAATGATGTCTATCGGGGCTGTCATTTTATATTCCTACTTTAAATACTTGGGGTTGCCAAGGTGGGATAACTTTATTTTCTAATGATTCTAATTGTTCTTTTAAACGAGCAATAATGTGGCATTGACCATCTTTTACGGCTTCTTTTTCAATCCAGCTTGATACCATTTCTTCTGTTACTTGTTCAAATGGCACTTTTGCAGTTGGACAATCAAAATACCAATTACCTTCAGTTTCTACTGATTTATCTTCATTTGTAGCTGTGACATGATAACGAGCATGAGTAATCACGCCATCTTTAGCAGAAACTTCTAGGATTTTCCAAGTAAACATTATTTGATAGCGTTCTCAAATGGCGTTAAATCATTAGAGCCGTAATACTCTGCACCTTTAGCAATTTGAATTTCAAGATGAGCTTTGTTACGAGCTACAGTATCAGCCCATTCTTCATCAGTCATATCTGCTGGTTTGCCAGCTTCTAATAAAGCAACGCTATCTAATGCGGCTTTATAATCTTGTGCTACTTGTTGT